TCATCACCGATATAAGCACCACTATTTGGTGCTTCCATACCTAATAAACTTTTTACACCTTGAGCAATTTGACTAGGTATTTTACCTAATTGAGTTGACATTTGTGATCTTGCCGTTGTGGTATAATCTGGAGCATACTTTGAATATGATAATAAATCAAATAATCTATTTTTTGATGAACTACCCATATGTTCAATCAATATATCCGATGGTTTTCTTGATGGTAAAGGTCTTCTCTGAATACCCACTATTGACCCTAAAACACCCGTTAAATCCTGCCAAACCTTAGTTCCTGTGGAAACATCCGTTGGTCTAACATTAATCGGATTACGAGGATTTGTTAAGTAATCTCCTGGTATTGTGCTAAACGGTAATTGAGTTCCCGCAACAGTCTGTAAAAAATCAATTCCCTTACCTAATAAACTACTTGATACCGTAATACTTTCATTTCCCTCAATTAAAGGTTGTTTACCTCTAATAATATTAATTAACGTGTTCGTATTACCACCTAAAGCCTCACCTATCTTATTTTTTGCATTAATTGCGGTATTAAGATTTTGACTTATTCTAGCTAAGACAGGTCCTTGTGGATTTGTTCTAATATTATTCGCAGCAAATTTAAATAATTCAGATTCAGTATCGTAGTTTTTTGTTAACATGATACCGATTAATGTATTATTAGTCTGTGTAAAATAGGGATATAAATTTAAATTAGCCCTTCTTGGTATATCTTTGATTGTATCTTTAACCAAAAATTCAGTTGGTTTAAAAATATTAAATTTTTGTGGTAATGATAAGTCATTTTTTCTATTACCATCTACTTGAGGTAGTAATAAATTTTCACTATCTCCTAAACTTTGAACTGTATAATTTGAACTTGTAAATGTTTTAGGGGATGGACTTTTTCCGTAAACAGGATTTAATGTCCTTTTTAACATTGCGTCCCTAAAATCTTTAGTAGCGTCAAAATCTAGGTATTTCGGCATCTTATTCTTTTATCTATAAATAGATAATATATAGTTTTTTTAATTGTATTAATAATCTTTATCTACTTGGTTGGTAATAAAAAAGATCGACCTGAAGTATTCTCTAATGTTGAACCGTCTGGCATTCCGACTGTGGTAAATTTAAAATTAACTAAATGTGGTATTGGTTGGTCTTTACCATTACCTTTATCGTAAAATTCTTTTAATCTTCTATTTTCCGCTTCTAAATTTTTAATATCTCCTCCACCCATACCATAGATTGATTTAAGTTTTTTATCTATATTTTCAGGTTTAAACGTCTCTCCAAAAGCACCTTTAACCGCCACACTTAATGTTTCAATGGTTTTATTAAGTGTTGTTGTAATTTGATTTTCAAAACCTAATAATATTTGTTTAGATTGTTGATCGGTAGCTTTAGCCCATGTTTGAGCCACACCTTCTAAATTTACAGCACCTCTTTCTTTATCAACAGTACCCGTATATTCATTTCTACCTACTAATTTATTTTTACCTCCTTGTACTATCTCAGCAGATATGGATTGTAAATAGTTTTCTGAGTTTTTCATTGCGGTAAATTGTCCCTTTGCAATATCCTCAGGATTCATTTCTTCAAGTTTCTTTCTATTTTCTTTTAATATTTCTACTTGTTTATCCGTTAATTCAGATAATTTTACCTCACTTTTATTATTAAAATCTTTACCAAATTTTTCCATTAAACTTTGTGGTATTGTGATTTGCATCTCACCACCCTTCATTTGGGACATATTGGTTAAAAATTCTTGATCCTTAGGGTCTATATTAAGACCTCTAGACGCTAACGCCTGACCAGCTGAAATTCTTTCATTTGCGGCAATAGCACCTTGAGCAAATTCTTTATAATCAACACCTAAAGTTTTTGCCATTTCTTTTGCTCTCCTTAAATTGGCACCTGTAATTTCAAATCTACCTTGTTCTTGATTATATGTGGCTAAACCAGAAGCGGCACCATGTAATGCGTCTTGTAATCCCTCAACATCATTTGTTGCCATATACATTAACTTAAGTGGATCGTTAAGGTCTCCTATGGCACCACCTAACATTTGCATATTTGCAGTTAATGATATTGCATCACTTGGGTCCATTACTTTGTCCGCTAATTTAAATGCTTCATCCATTTTCATTCTAAATTCCGTCGCCTTTTGAGACATTCTAGTTAAACCTTCAACTCCATTTTTAAACCCATATTCATTTAATTTTCCTAAATTAGTTTGTATATCTTTTAATACAGTTTTAGAATTTAAACCTACAGATAATGAATCTCTACCAGCTTTATTAATTTTAGCTAATGTATCTGACTGACCAAGACCAATTTTTTCAAATTCAGACATTGTATTACCCATTTCCAACATTGTTGTTCCAAACGCTCTTGTTGTTACAATGGTCTTTTCCATTGTATCTTGAGATATTAAATTAAATCTACCAGAAGTCTCAGCTAATTTTGTTGTTAATTCAGTTAAATTTTTAATATCAAAACCTAATCTAATTGCACTTGGAACTGTTTCTATAATTGAATCTCTATAAGCTCTGGATAATTCTCCAGTAATACCCATTTTTTCATTGATGTCAGTATGTAATTGAGATTCTCTTTCTATTTGTTTTAGAATTTCGTCCCCCAAATTTTTTCCTAATTTTTCAGGAGTAACATATGTGTCTGTCTTTTCAGAAAGTCCTGATTTTACGTTCGCCGACGCATTTAACACAGATCTAGGATCTGTAATACTACCTCTGTTTGCGGATGTTTGTGGATTATTACCACCTTTAAATGATGAAGATGGTTCTCCCCTAAAAGATGATTCAGTTGCTCCGTCAATTACGTTATTATTTTCACTTTTCCATTTACTAATTGCTTCACTTGCGTTTCTTGACTCACTTAATATTTTTGAATAATTGGGCATACCTATAAATACTATTGAGTATTATTTTCTAATTCAATTATATAATTAACATAATATCTTCTTAAATGGACGGGCATAGTTAAAACATCACCATATGTGAATCCTTTTTTAACTAAAAATAAAATTTCGTCTAATTGTCCTTTTTTATATTGAGTAGAAAGGGCGAAAGAACTCAACCCCGAACCCAATATTAACTTGGATTGTGTCTCCTGACGGGGTTGTTACTGTTTGGGTTAAATCTAACCCTGGTTTATTATCTTGAACGTATTTTCTAAAATTTTGTGAATCTCTTATTGGCATCAACTCCACAAAACTCCTAATTTTTAAAGCATCTTTTACTCCATTAATAGATTTAATCATCATTTCAAGTTGTTTTGTTATGATAGGAGCTACTCCGTTTCCGTTCCAACTTTCTTTAATTTTATTAATTTCGTCTTCTTGTTTTTGTGTTAAAAATTTAAAAGTTATATCAGTTTTACTTTTTTCTAAATAATAACCATATTCACCTTCAGAATTTTCAGTTAAATTAAAATCTTTTAATTTTAAAGATTCTAAATCTACAGTTGTTGTAAAATCTAAATTTGTTTTTGGGTCGGTAGTGGTGATATTATATTCTGTTCCAAAAGCAGTATTTCTTAAAAATATTAAAATTGCTTGTCTATCCTCCTCAACAACCTCATCAATTGGAAAATCTTTATCTAAAATTTTTCTTCTTAAAAGTTCACTAATAACAGTATTTGTACTTAAAAAACTTGGGGATGAAAGAATGTTCTCATCTGAAGCCGTTAAATAAGCAACTCTTAATGTTTTTCTTTTACTTGAATAATGTATTCCTCTACTTGGTAATTCAATTACATCGTAACCTATTGTTGGGTCAATTTTTGATTCTTCCATAATATCTTAATTTAAATAATAACTAGTTCAAAGTAAAGTTTTTAAAAAAGAAAAACCGATAATCTTTTGAATTATCGGTCTTAATATATGAAAAATTATAATATTAATAGATTAATATACATCTGTCCATTCTTAATGAACAATCAATCATGGCTAAATCATCTCTTGAGTAGTCCAATTCACCAAAGTTTAAATCAGTTAAGAAACAACCTTCTAATAACCATTTCTCAACCACAACTCCTGTTGGGTCTAACATCTCCAATTCTACATCTTTTTTATAACCAGCAGCATATCCCATACGACCTGTTACAGATTCAGCATGTAAACGGAACCATTCCATTAAAGCTTGAGCTGCTGAAGGTCCGATTGGATCTCTGAACTTTACTTTAATTTCGTTCCATTCAAATTGACCAGCAACATATGTTTTAGTGTTTAAAAAAGGAATCTCTACAGATTTTATTTTTGCACTTGGTCTTGCGGCTGAGGATACATACCATTCGTTTATACCCAAAGATGAGTTAAATCTTACAATAAATCGGTTTGTCCTTTTTGGTTCGTAAGGTGTCGGCATTTTCATTAATAAATCGGCCATATTGTGTGTTGTTAAATTTTTTTAGTTATTTACTTTCTTATAAATATATCCAAAAGGAAAATAATTTTATTTTAGATTAATTATATGAAAAAGGTTGTTTATGTCAATTATTTTTCGTAGTTTTTTACAGGCCCCAGTATCTAGTTCCAGTTTAACATTCTACTTAAATAAATTAATATTAATAATAAATACTAGTATATCTAGTTCCAGTATTCTGGGTATCTTATAAAGATATAATTATTATATAATATGGTTCCACGTGGAGCACAAAAAAAGGATACCATTTCTGATATCCTTCTTCTTTTTATATCTCCTTTTATATTAGATATTTTCAAATGAAGCTCCTGTTGGAGTAATAATGAATTCTACATCGATGTATTCAAGAGAACGAGTTGGTTTGATGTAAATCTTACCTCTCATTGTGTTTGCGTCGATATCCTCAGGATCGTTAGATACTGTTACACGGAAGTCATACAAACCTCTTTCTTTCTTAATTGCATCCAAGATAGGATTTACCAATCTTAAGAATTCGTTTCTTACCTGGTCATCGTTTTGTTCAAACAATAATCTTACAGAAACAGCTGAAATTAACTTTCTTGCTCTTAATAACAATCTTCTTACGTTGATTCTATCAAGTGCAGATTCTCTAACTTGTAACGTTTTGTTACCCCAAATAATGGTTCCTGTATCAGAGAATGTTGCAATTGGGTTAATTCTATTCTTATATAATACGTCTCTATCGTCTAAAGTTAATTTTTTGGTTGCTTTGACTGCGTTAACCAAACCTCTACTGTAACCCGCAACTGCGAACCAAGGATATGATACATTATCAGTTAAGGCGATATTTTTCAATACCTCACCTGTTGGTGGGATATATAATTGAGTTGCATTATCTACATCTCTTACTTGAATCCAAGGCCAATATGTTGCTGAGTAGTTAGAGTCAATTGAAGCACTGTCTAAAGCATTTACAATATCTTCCGTTGCAGAAGGACCTGTGATATTTGGTGAATTCATAACATATAAAGAATCCGCTCTATCTGTTTCAATCATGTCAATTGCTTGATTAACTAAAGAACTATGGTCGTAAAAGTTAATACCAGGGGTTGCAAATACGTTAATATCAACAGCTTCAGGGTTTGAATATGTTTCAATACCTTGTAAATAAGCATAATAGTCAGAATTACCGATAGTTGGATTAAACACACCTGTAAGTAAAACTTCTGACTTATAAGTTGTTTTACCAAAAATATAACGATCGTCGTTAGTCCTAACATTTCTATAAATGTCCCAACCATCTCTACCACCATATACTGCAAAAGCAAATTTACGATAGTTGATATTTGTTAATTTATTTGTTTCTTCATTAGTTTGTCCTTCTAAATCATATTCGGTAGTATGAAAAGTTGTACCTGTAATTGTTGCCGCATTTACGGATAAATGGAAACCGAATGTTTCAGTTGACGCATTTACACCTTTATATTTTAACAAATCTCGGTCAAAACCAACTGTACTTGATAATCCTAAAATAACCTTTCTCACTTTATCTCCACCCTCAATATTAGGTGCTCCTGTTGTATCATATGTTACAACATCGCCAGCGTCATTATATTTTGTTTTATATATAATACTACCAAATGTATCGTTATCTGCCCCAAATTGTTCATTGTTAGCAAAACCTTTAAATCCAGCTGGAATTGCATCCACAGGTGCTCCGTCTGCCATCATTAACATGATTCTTTTTGAAACCAATGCATATTCACCATCAGATGTACCTATTTTCTTAGCTATATAACCTGGAACATCTGGATTCATTGAACATCTTGTATATTTCTCTAAAGCAACTTGATTGTCATCAGTATCATTAAAATCACGAACTACTAAATCAAACTCCATAGTATCTAAATTAATGTTTTGAATATTAATTTTTACTTCAAAGTTAGCGGCCTCACCATCTGAAATTGTAATAACTTGGAATAAATCAGCAACACTACCACCACGAACTTCAGAAACTACCATTGGAGAAATTGTTGTGTCCCATTGTTGTAAGAAATTATTTCCCTCTGTCTCGTAAGAAACATCCATAGAAATACCTCTAATTAAACCTCTTTCAAATCCTGACTTTAAAAAATTTGGATATGATTCATGAATATAAATGGGGTAATCACGATAATCTTTATCGAAAACATCAACTCCTAAAACTTTAGTAATATATTTTGATGAAGTGGTGTCAAATGTACATGTAAATTCTTTTGCACCTTCTGTATGACCTACAACATTTATTGTAAATTCTCCTAATGGATTATGTTCCATATCATCAATCTCAGTTAAAGTGAAACCCGTATTTGTTGTAACCTCATGAATTAATGTTTGTCCACTGTAACGACCTCTAGGTCTAAAAGCGGCAACAATTATGTTATCATAATCTACAGCCAATTCAGCATCCCAATTAAATCTTGTTACATCAAATTTAGTTGTACCACTTTTCCATTCAAATAAATATGAATAAACACCATCTACAGTTGTGTGATCACTCGGTGTTGCTAAATTGAATAATACATTAGTCCATTCTTTAGTATTATTATTATCACTATTAACTTTTCCTGTTAATGGAGACTCAAGTTCTAAAGTTGAACTTGGTAGTAATGATATTTCTTCAGATGGAATTGCTCCCATTACAAACCACTTACCATTATCTGCATTTGTTAATCCACTGTAATTTTTAACAATATAATCAGTAATCATAGTACCATCATGTGCCGGTTTATTCGACAAATGATTATAAATTAAAGATATATCATCAATACCAACTGTTGTCGGTGTTAATCCAGATGTACCTGTCCATTCTGTTATAGTTTGATATTCTTGTAATATAACACCTCCGATAGTTTTAATACCGAATGTTTTATATGGTTTATATCCTGTAAGACCTAATACTCTTGTTACGAATAATTGATTTGATTCTTGTAAATATGATTTTGCAACATATCCTAATTCATATTTAGGATTACCGTTACCATCTTTTTCTGGTGATGTACTACCAAAATACAATTTAAAATCGTCAAAACTAGAAATTAAAATTGGTTCAAAAGCTGGACCTTTTAAAGTCTCACCTGATAAACCTAATGTGGTAACACCTACACTCTGTGCTACAAATGTTAAATCGAGCTCGGATGTATAGACACCTGGAGACACGAAAACTCTGTTATTACTTGCCATTGATTTTTGTTTGGTTAAATTAATTTTATTACTTATCTAATAAATATCTTTGTTTTTATCAAAGATTTCCCAACTTTTTTAAAAAAGATAGTTATTTATCTTTTAATATCTTTATTATGGAAAAGAATCAAAAAAACGTTAAAATAAGTGTAAAACACCATGAAATACTAAAAAATTATTGTGATAATAATGGACTTAAAATTTATAAAGTCTTAGAAAAACACATTGAGGATTTGGTAAAACCTAAGAAAAAGGACATTTATGGAGATGATTAATAAAGATAAACAAAATCCATTTTTGACCCGTTGACTGGTGCACTTGTTAAAGTAACCTCATTTGTATCGGTTAATTGATATCCCTCATCGTTGTATTCAACCAAACCATTTGTGGTAATACTGATAACAGAACTAATTTTATGTAATAACGTAAAAGATAAATTGGTTCCATTAAAAGTATAACTTTCACGTCCAACCGTAAGTTCATAACCAAATTGATCATACATCTTATTATTTTTTCCTTTATAATAACTAATCGTAATAACATCACCTAATGATGGAGTTCCAACTAAATCAAATATAATATTAGATGTTCCTCCAATATGTCTATAATGTATATCTTTTTCTTGAACGATTCCATTTATTGCAACATTAAATAAAACTGTAATACTTTCTCCAACCGTAAATATTGTTTGGTTTTCTCCCGCTATGATTGTTGAGATAACTATGTCTACCGATTTATTTACATATTTTTTCTTAAAAGTTGCCCCACCTAAAGATTCATTAACAATAAATGCTCGACTTATTGCTGGCTTTACCTCAAACTCATCACTATCAATCAGAAACCCTAACATTGTGCATTTATAGTTTTGCATATAAAATCTACGTCCATCTATTGTATCCATTGGTGTGTTATCTTCAATTGTTTCTAATATAATAGGAATGTAATGTCCTTTAACTTGTGTATAGGCTTGTCTAGATGAGAAATGTTGTAGAATAATTTTATTAAACTTATTTAAATCTCTAAACTTATTACAAACGATTGTAATATCATAACTAATATCACACGGTATTGGTTGTGGTATTTTGTATATATCAGCACCCACAGATGTTCCATCCCAAGTAGGAACGGTTGCATAATGAAACTGATGTCTATCAGGAATGGTTCTTTGTATTGATGGGTTTGTTCCAAATTGTACATCTGGTTTTCTAATAATTGCAATAAAAGGTAATTTAACATTACCGTCATCATCAGAAAAAGACCAATTTGAGGTAAATTCACCCCATCTTTGTATTGTAAGAATTTTTTCTATAATTGGAATTTGAACTGCATCAGAAACCACTTTTAAATTATCTTTTACATAATCCAACATCCCCTTATCTAAATCATCATGTAAAATAGAATCAGGTAAAAAAGAATCTGACTTTGTTATTTTATCCAATAACTCTTGTCTTCTTTTTCCAATATGTTCACCTTCATAAGTGTCCTTATTTCCGTAAACATTAATCATGTTTTTTCTTTTAGGTATTCCCATATATTAAACTCCTCTAAATTCACCTTCTTGTGTTGGTGCACAAACTACCGTTCTATAATGTGGTTTGTATCCAAACATTTTATGTTTATTATCCGACGTTACTCTACCGTCGTTTGTAACGGTATAATATCTTAATCTTTCTTCAGAATCTGCATAACCTATATAATCACCGTATCTTATGTCTATCCCCAATTCTTTAAGATGTGTGATATAAATAGATAATGTCATATTACCTGGTTCGTTATACCTCATGAGACCTTTTGTATATGATGCGTTTTTAGGTTCATCTATTTTAACTAATGCATTAAACTCAACAGGAGGAAAAAACTTAATTTCATCCATACCTGCTTCAGCATAAACATCGTCATTATCGGTCTTTTGTCTATCTACACGATATAAGACCAATTTCATATTCAAATCTCCATGTAGATACTCCTGACCCATTTGAATATTAACATCAAAATCGTCTTGTGAGAAGAATTTACCTAAACGGGTAATTGGTAACTTATTGTTCATATCTTAATAAATAGTTTAATGTTCCGTTCTATTTAGTTATATTATATATAATAGATGGAAAAGAAAATACCTGAGGTTGAAGCAAGGGAAATGTTAAACGATTATATCGGTTCCAATAATGTTTTGTTGGAATACAAACGCAAATTTGTGGAAGTTAAAAATTTTAAACTAACTCGTCCTCAGTCTGAATATGTCCTAAAATATAAAGATACCGACCCAAAGGTAGCTCGTAAGTATATTAATATCGTTTCTACATTTGGTGAGAAAATAATGGAGGAGAGATTACTTCCGTTAGTTCCTGAAAAAATATGGTGTGAAAAATTATTATGTGAGTCAGATAAAGCTTATCATATTTGGGGTAAAGTAATTGAAAAAGAACAAAACTACGCAATGTGGTTACCTAAGTCCGCCATTGTTCAAGATGAGAAAAAGTTAAATCGTGTTATTGATTATAGTCCATATGATAATCGTCCCCCTATGGAACACCAGAAGGTTGCCATTGAGAAGTTATTAGCGAACAATAAGTTTATATTAGCTGACGATATGGGTCTTGGAAAAACGACGGCAGCGGTTATTGCGTCAATGGAAAGTGGAGCTAAGAAAGTTTTAATTGTATGTCCAGCATCTCTTAAAATAAATTGGGACAGGGAGATTAAAAATTACACAGATAGAAAAGTTTTAATAGTTGAAGGTCGTAAGTGGGGGTCTACTTTTGATTACTATATTATTAATTACGATATATTAAAGAATTATCATACCACAGAAAAAAGTGAAGATAGTGACGACTATAAGTTATTGGTAAATGAAAAGTTTGATTTGGCAATTGTGGATGAGGCTCATTATGTTTCAAACTCCACGGCAAATAGAACTCGTTTATTAAATGACGTATTGGAAACCATACCAAGAGTTTGGTTATTGACGGGAACACCGATGACATCAAGACCAATAAATTACTTCAACTTATTGAAGATTGTTGATTCACCTTTAACATTAAATTGGCAATCATACGTTCGTCGTTATTGTAAAGGATATCAATTCACAGTTGGAAATAGAAAAGTGTGGAACACAAGTGGGGCAAGTAATTTAGACGAATTACGTGAAAGAACAAAATCATATGTTCTTCGTAGAATGAAAACCGATATTTTAGATTTACCTGAAAAGATTGTTACTCCTGTGTTTGTGGAATTAAGTAGTAAAATGTATGATGAGGAGTTAGAAGAGTTTACAAGAATTAGTAATGACAATAAAGATAAAGAAACATTAAGTGTGACTTTAAATCGTTTAATGAAAATTAGACAACTTATTGCTTACGAAAAAATTCCATATACTTGTGAGATTATAGATAAATGTTTAGACCAAGGAAAGAAAGTAATTGTATTCACCAACTTTACAATGTCATTAGATATGTTACATGAGAAATACAAAAAGAACTCTGTAATATTAAATGGTAGTATGTCTAAAGAAAAGAAACAAGAAAGTGTTGATAGATTTCAAAATGAAGATAAAGTAAAAATATTCATTTCTAATATTATTGCTGGTGGTGTTGGTATTACTTTAACCGCCGGTGAGGTTGTTATTATGAATGACTTATCATTTGTTCCTGCACATCATAGTCAAGCCGAAGATAGAGCATATCGTTATGGACAACAGAATAGTGTATTAGTTTATTATCCCGTTTTTGAGAATACAGTTGAAAAGATAATTTATAATATTTTACAAAAGAAAAAAGGAATTATAGACCAAGTTATGGGGGACGGGGAATACTCTGAATCGTTTAGTAAGGATTTACTTAAGAGTCTCCTTTAATGGTTAAAATAGCGTCCCTTAGTGTTGTTTCTAAATTTTCATCTTCAGGGTTCCCAATAATTAATGTTAATTTTTTATTCTCTAAATCCAAAGTTAAAACATTATCTCCATCACCTGTTTTATAAGTGAATTCAAAATCGTTCTTACCCGCAGTTTCAAATAAGTCTAATAATGGTTTGTTCATAACCTAAATATAAGATATTTATAATAATAAATCAAATTATGTCTCAAATTATTTCACAAGCGGAGAAAGATAAATTATATACCCAAGTATTTCATCTTTTAGGTATGCCAGTTCGTGGTATTGAACTTACGGAAGAACAAATGGATACCTTTATGGAGTTATCTTTATCTGAATATGAACAATATGTTAGTGATTGGTTAATCGAATCTCAATGGTCGGCCTTAGCTGGTTTAGATGTGGATACACAATCATTATCAAGAGCATTTACAACAAGAAGTTTAGATTACGAAACTCAATATACACACTCATATTCTAAAATTGTAGGTTTACAGGCTGGAGGAACAAGTGAATTGAAAAAGGATTTTTTTGAACTTACAGGTGGAACTCAAACATATGAAATCCCTGCCGGTCGTGAAATAAACGAACTTTTGTGGTTTACACGTGCCGAACTAAATGATTCATTTGTTGATCCGTTTATGGCTGGATTTGGTGGTCTTGGTGGTATGGGATTTGGTGGTGCGGGTGGATTTGCTCAAGCTGGTAACGCGGGTTCTTACTTTATGATGCCAGCATTTGACTTATTATTGAGGATGCAAGATAGGTCTATGAAAAATAGATTAATTGGTGGCGATTTAACTTATAGAATTACTGCGGGTCCTGAAGGTAAAAAATTAGTTCACTTACACAATGTACCTGGTGGTAAATTTGATTTTGGTTCTATACAACAAAAAAATTACAACGTTTGGTATTGGTATTATGATACTATGGATAGAGACACTTGTTTAAAAAATAACAAAGATGTAATTAAATTACCATCTGATGTTATGACTGAAGAATTAACATGGGACCAATTAAATAAACCCGCACAAAACTGGATTAGAAAGTATTTGATTGCTTATGCTAAGGAAGGTTTAGGTCGTATTTGGGGTAAATTTAGTGGGGACTTACAAGTTCCAGATAGTTCAGTTAAATTAGATTACTCATCATTAATTACGGAAGGTAAAGATGAAAAATCTAAATTGGTTGAGGAACTTATGGCTAGATTAGAAAGACTCCGCCCCGACAAACTTCTTGAAAGAAAAGCGGGTGAGGCGGAGAATCTTAATAAGGCACTTAAATTTAGAGCAATGCCTTCATCTATTATTGTTATCTAAATTTCTATTGCGTGAAACGCATAATCGTGATTGTTATTCTCGATTATTTCTTCTTCATTAGATTTAATACTTTCAGCTTGTAGTGTAACAACTTTTCTATTATGTTCCACCCAATATTGGTCAGCAAGTTCTAAACTATTTTCTACATACATAAAGAAAGGGTCTCTTTGAACTTTATTCCAAAATATAACCTCACTATCAGATAAAGTCATAACCTCATCTAACTTATCTTGACCTTCTTCTTTTAATGGAAAACCATTAACTAAATCACATTGTGCCTTTGTAAAGTATTGTCTATCTTTTGGGTCTTCAATTAATATATCTTCTCTAATTGCTGGATTGAAAACAACTAATAATGGTTCTACACGTTTATTAAAAATGTTTAAATAACGAGGAACATTATAATCACCTTTTAAATCTGGATTATTTGTTATTTCCTTTTCATCAATCATATAACAATTAACCTCAATAAAATTATCGGGCATTGGATATCCGTTCTTCGCCGTAAACTCTTCTTGTTGTTTCTTTGTTGGTTTAGTTATTTTCTGAACGTCGCCTGATGATTTTTTTACTCCGTTATTAATATAATAAATTGTATCTCCTAAACCTGCGGGATAATTATTATTCATAATTAATTCCATATGTGCTTGACGAGACATTAATGAACCAGCTTTAGTAGTTTTCGTTACATACTTTTTGTATTCATTAACACTTTGTTTAACACGTGCTTTGTTTGCCATTTTAGACAATGGTATTTCTTTCTCAAATATTTTACTTACATAATCATAATATAATTCCACAAAAGAATGTCCATCACCATTTAACAAATACTTTAATCCTTCATCTAAAAATTCCACCACATATGTTTGTAACTTTTTAGATTTAATTGTATTACCTGTTAATTTAATTTTCTCTTTACCTTTCTTCATCATCTTAATAATATAGTTCTTACGAGAAACATTAATACAAGCCGGTGCAACATAATCAATATCTAACCCCATTTCATTTCTCATGAATATATCATTAAACTCTGCGGTATCTGCTTCAATACCTGAATATTCTTTTCCTTCTATAACCAATTCATTTAATCCTTTACCGATATACTTTGTATTTTCAATTCCTTCAGGTGTTTCAAAGTTCACACCATCCGTATCCATTACAAGTGGTTTATATCCTTTCTTCATATAGAACATAATCATCATTCTTAAACACTGACGACCAATACAGGTAATGGTTTCACCTGAATCCATTTCTCCCCAAGGGAATACGTGTGGAGCGGATAAACTACCAAAATATGCGTTGATAAAAATCTTAATTGGTAATTGTTTTCTATCATACATCTCAGCTTCAACGGGATTTGTTTTTGCTAACGAACCCGCAAGATGTTTATATTTAATACGAATATCACGGAAATATTTTAACATTGATTTTTGAACACCCATTACATCACAAGCGGGAAACACATCATAAACTAATTGAATAGATGGGTAAAGTGACGCATAGTCAAACTTAACAATGTTCTTTGCAAACCCAACATTTAATAAACGAGATAAACCTCCCGTGAAAGCACGTTTCTCATCTTTTGCTGGTATTGCTAAATTATTTTCATAAGACCAAGCTAACATTATTATTTTCCATAGTGTTGCGGTTCCCATTGTGGCAATTCTTTCATACGTTGTAGGAACGAGTTTTGATAGTAAAAATGTTGATTGAGAGAATGAATCATCTACAACCATTGTTTCATACAAGTCATCATCTAGATATTGTTCTACAATTTTTCTACCTGTCCATATCTCATACTTACCTGGATATTTTTGTGTTAAATTTTCTGTTCCAGGTTCTCCAATTTGTTTATATCCACCTGTCTTTGGATTTACATAATAACTTTCATTATCCAAATATATTTTTGAAATTTTAGAACCTTCAACATAAACCCGATTAGGTTTTTCTTTTTCCAAATATGTTGTAATATATTTTAATCCCCAAGATTTAATTTCAGAATTAATCGCTTGAGCGCGTCTTACAGAATGTGCAATATCAATAATATTAAATCCCCATATAACGTGTTGTTTATATGGTTCAACCTCATTGGCAAGTTTTAACATACCTTCTTTCTCTTTCATTCCTTGAGATGTAAAGATTTGTGTTAAACCATCAACATCGACACCAAGTATTTCAGCACGTTTTAAAATAAAGGGCCAGTCAAAGAAGGCAGAGTTATATCCTGCAACAATGGTTGGTTTTAAATCTTTTATATATTTGAAAAATCTTTCAATACATTTCTTTTCTCCATTTTCACCGAACGCTGATATAGTTTCATTCATACCACGGTTATCCTTAACCCCAATTAATATAATAACGCAAGTTTCAGGGTCAAGACCTGTGGTTTCAATATCAAACACAAATCTATTCACACCACTATACTCATCAATACCTTTAAATAATCTTTTTTTCTTTTGTATAAGGTATTGTTCAACAGGGTTTAAGATTGTAAAATTATGTCTAACTTTTTCGTCCCAAGGATTCAATCCACCCATTCTAAAAAACGAAACTAAATCCGTATAAGATTTAATACTCTTAACGATATGGGTCATACCATTTTCTAAACGTTCGTTATTATGTGTATCTAACTTTTCAATTAATATACCAAACTCACCCATACGTTTCTTTTGCATGGCTTTTGAGTTGTTATAGAAATTTAAACCTGTTAAATCACCTACCCATAAAAACGGAGTAAATGTATCAGTTTTAATAATTTTACCCTCAATTGGGTCTTGTATAATCTTGTAAATTGTGTTGGTTGGGTAGTCGTATTCAACTCCGACGATATACATTTCATCGTCTCCACCATTGAGGAAGCCTTCAATAACCTCCTGAGAGATAACCTCTTTCATGTTTTATATTTTTTTAATGTGACGTATTAGCTTGTGATTAAATCACAGTTTGCCTTGTTTACATTAATAAGTATAAGAAAAAAAAGGAGGAATAAAAAATTATATCATATTTTTATTTATTAACATCTCAATAAATTCATCATATGTTAATATTATTACTTTAAAATTAAAATAATCCTCTAAAAAATTAATATGTTCAAATACGGATTTTGGAAAATTTTTATATAATCCTCTAATAATATAAAAATCATTCATTTTATGTTTTTTATAATATTTGTAAATTTTGTGAGGTAATTTATCTATAACACTCCCTTCTGTGTTTTGATTGGTGCAATCAACATATATCCTTTCATTTCTTGTTTCAATAATAAAATCTATATCTATACTACCTCCATCAATAAATTTATAATTATTTTTAAATAAAAATCCCTCCACTAAATCTTCTAGTTTTGAACCACTTTCGTTAATTGGATTTGACATTTATTTTTTAATTTTAATAAATTATAATTAAAAAATAGGGTATTAAAAAATATTAATGTAAAGTTTTTCTTTAATTGGTAGAATAAGTTTGGTTGTTGGGTTTTGATTAGTGTCTTTAAATTGAACCGTAATCTTACCCTCAAATCTTCCTACTTGTGATGTTTGTTCTTCTGTGAATCTATATGTAATATAATTCTCATCTGTTGTATAATCATATTTCTTTACCCTATTGGTTAATAAACATTCCCCACCTACAACCATAGGCTCCCCAGTTGTTACATCGGACATTTCAAATGTAATTGTTGAACCTGTGGCTAACATTTCATTAAATGATGACTTATCGTTTTTACCGTCGTCAATCATTCTCATTTTTAATATTGGGTCAGTTGCCCCTTGTCTTATGTGAAATTCCATATGTTATAAATACAACTATTACGAGTTCTGATCTACAAATCCAAAACAAACTGTGCAATAATATTCCTCAACTGTATATAAAAAAGATACGCTACTTACAGTACCATCTATTCGAATAATATTGAATCCTTCTTGTCCTGTGAATTGAGTGTATTGAGTTGGACCTGATGCGTTTTGATAAGTTGTTGACTGCTCCCAAATTGGAGTAAACGGTAAAGTTGATTGAACTGGAACTGATAAATTTGGATTACCTACACTAGCAAATGCAATTAGTGGATTTAAAACAGGTTGACTAAATGTTGCCGTAAATACACCATCTTTAG